AGCAACTCTTATAGGACCATAAATCTACACGAACAACAAATAGGTGGTAATTCGAGGGATTGGGTTCAATATATAATAACAAATAGTAAAGATTCCGAAGCCATCAATGGAGTAGGAGAAGATCAGACTACATTGATTAAGTTCTATGTTAATGCAGTAAATCAATCAACAAATGTTAGTTACAGAGCCAATCAGGCCGCAGGACATTATGCGACAAGTAATCTAGGTAATTTCGCCAGCTTGACAGAAAGAAAAGCTATGGATTGGCCACCCGTTACTAACGCGACGACCGCTCTACCTGAAACATTTATGTTGGGCGCTGTTGAGTATTACCCAGGAAGGATAGGGTATCGGACTGCCCAGTCAACGCCCTATACAACCTCAATGAATGGAGCGCTTGGGCCTTGGGCTGTATGGAATAGACCTTTGAATGATGAAGAGATAGAATATCTTTACAAAAAGATACCAACTCCAAATAGCGTTTCTAACACTTTGGATTTTGCTCCGCGAAATTATTATGAATGCACTGGGAGTTTTGGGACTATAACTGGTAGCGGGGATGGATCACTTTCTTACGGAAAAGACAGTTTAGTCGCTTGGTGGGACGCTAGCACGGGGATAGTTGACGGTGGTTCTACCGTGGGGATGCTCGATATCCATACGGGGGGTATTCATTTAACTGGTAGTGGAGAATTTAAAGGAATCTCCCAGGATTATAAAGAAGCCCCATTAACTCTCCTCCAAAACCCAACACCGACATTCCCTAACTTTGGAGGGTTTCCTGGGACTGACGGATTTAGCTATGCAAGAAGTACATAAGTGCAAAGGGGAAGTCACAGCCCTACATAAAATAAAAGAAATATCTCATGAGCATTTTAAACAGGAAATCTGTGGATTTTTAGGTTATGATCATGAAAAAAAAGAATTCATAATTCAAAAAGAGGACAATATCGCAACAAACCCTCAATCACATTTCTTAATAAACCCCCTAAGCTATTTGCTCTTCAAAGATTCTTATAGTATGATAGCGGTTTTTCATAGCCATATCGTAGGAGATGAAACAGAATCTGAATTTGATGTCAAAATGTCAGACAATTGTTGCCAACCATTTTTGATATATAGCCTGAACACAAAAAAAATAAATATTTATACGCCCGAAACTATAGAATCAGATGTAAATATATTGGAAAGGATAAAGGCTGTAAAATGACAATAGTAAATATACATGGAATTCTAGGGCGAGAGTACGGTAATTCGTTCTTATTAAGCCTACCTAACCCAAAAGATGTTTTGGAGGCCATAGATTGTAACAGGCAGGGGTTTTTACAACGATTAGTAGAGCTACAAAGAGAAGGTCTTTGTTATGATATGATTATCAATAAAAAAAGAATTACCAATGGACCAGATATGGATCATATGTCAAATCCAGCTACTGTAGACCTTGTCCCAGCTATCTCAGGTAGTGGCCCCTTAATGGCCCCACTTCTCATGACTACGGGCTTGTTTACGGCAGGGTCAGCTGGTCTCGCTTTCGCGGCTTCCATAGCTAATTTCGTCCTTTTCGCGGCTATTAGTTACGCTCTAACACCTAAACCCGAAAACGAAGCTTTAGAAATATCGTCTAAAGCGTCAAAAAGCTCTTTGATTTTTAGTAATACTGTCAATTTAGCGAGTCAAGGGTCACCAGTCCCCATAGGCTATGGACGCTTACTAGTCGGCTCGCAAGTTATACAAGCCACAATAAAGTCTTTCCCTCAACACCAAGCCCCCTCAAAAGCTTTACGAGGTAGCGAAAGTAACCCCGTTTTTGTAGGAAATAGAGTATTATGAAGCATCTTCTCAAAAAGCTGAGCATCGCAGGAGCAGGAGGCAAAGGCGATAAACCTAAGCCTCCTATTTATAAACCCCCTGTCATGGGAGAACTCCAATATGGAGCTTCACACAGCTATGCGGAGACGTTGGATTTATTAAGCGATGGACCCATCGAAGGTATTGTCAATTCACATGGAGAATTAGTAGATGGTTTGAATATATTGCAAGGTATTTATTTAGATAATACACCTGTAGCTGTGACTCAACAATCTGCGAGAAAATCTAATGAGCTAACGCCTCTAGAAGTTGATAAAATTAATTCTTTTAATGTAGAATTAGATAGCTCAGAAGGAGCCACGTATTTAAGTAAATTTTTTCAAGAATTAGAAGAAGTCGTAAATAGAAGTGCAGCTGGTAAAATAACAGCTTTAAACTCTGCCAGCGCTGGCGGGGTAGATATTTTCGAAGCTGAAAGTTGGCAAGATGTCGGCATGATGTTCTTGAGGGATAACAATGAAAGGAACCATGACCTGGTGAGTTACAGGAGTCATAGCCCATTCTACCCACCTGTTTTGCCATCTACCAAAACTGAATTCGCCCTTTCCATTAGAGCTTACATTAAATATAGAGGCGCAGGTGGCGGTGGCGCTCTAACATTCATACCGTATTTAAATGAAGAAACAATATCTTCAGTTAATAATACAAACCCAGCTTATAGGAATAACGCTCAACCAAGAGGGACTATACAAAATGGCAGTTTAATATGGGGGGAGGATACACTAAGATCTTCCAAATTCTTATTCGCTTTCGATTCAAGTATAGATGCTAACATCCAATATGTCAGAACACAAGTGAACTCTATATTCGCTGATAATATAAGAATCCTTAACAATTCAATACTGCCAGATCTCAATGATATTTTAACATTATTTAATACAAATAATAGCGGCGCAAACGAACCGCAACGAAAACTAGCGGAGAGGGCTTTGGGTAGAATAGGGTGGACAGAAGGAAGTGTAGAAAACCTCTTCACTGAGTATGTAAATGGGGAATCAGGAGGGATAGCAATATGTAAGGTGACTTCCTCGAACCCCAATTTAATAGGTAAAAACATATTAGATGGATCTTCTTTGATGGAAATGCAGACTTTGCCTTATGGATCTAACTACGGTTTTAACCTTATAGCTTATATGCAAAACAACGGGATAAAAGTCACTGATGTCACTTGTCCCGTAGTCTCTAACGATGGTATTTTAACTGGAGCTATGCACGGGTTCTTGATTTTCCAATTCCCTATAGAAAACGAAGCTATCGATAATTTTACTAATACTAGCCGAGGAAGAAGGATTACTTATGGAAAAAACTACACGCTTAAAATTCCACAAGAAATTATAAAGGGGTTAAAAGATTTAAACTCTTTAAGATACACAAGAAGGACTGGAAATGAATCAAGCTATTCGACAATATCTGTAGACCCTACGGTTAATAATATTCAAACGAATAACTTAAAATTTAATTACAGTAACGTTTTAGCCGAAATACGCAAAGGCGAAGAGAGTCAACAGCCTTTCGATAATTTCAAAAATATTTTTATTGATCATCAATATAGCAAGGAGCTATTCGGGCCTTTCGGGACCGCTAAAGCTAACGGTAACGCCAATAACTCAGAGGAACAAACAAATGCACCACAGCGTATCACCGCTAATCCCTCTATGCTATCAAGAGGAGAAGTAGTCGGGCAATCAGCCTCTAACTTCAATACATTATTAGAAAATGGTTTACCCGTTGGTGAAGGAAGCGATGACGAAAGACTAGATGCTGGAAGAAAGTCTAGAAATTATTCATCTTGGGCAGAAAGCTCTTTAGCTGATTTCGATGAAGACGCTATCTCAGTCATACATATAATCTACAATCCTAATGTAGAAGAGGCTTTTATAACTTTAGATGTTTCTTCTCTAAAAGACACTCTTGTCAAAGAAGTCAAAAACGTAAGGGATGGAAGATTAGAAGATAATAAAGATTTGAGTATAGGAACAAGTTTCCCTACCGTATTAAACATAGAAGTAGAAACTGGCTTTATCGGTAAAAAAAGCGATAACTCTGAAGGGCAAATACGATTTAGAAAATACTACTTCAGGATAGTAGCTTTAATAGAAGGAAGCACTTTGATCGACATTGGCAACCCCGATTATAAAGGAGCTAGCGGTAGAGAGTTTGTAGTAGAATTAAATGGGGCAGATGATAATCTCAACTATCTCTCTCAACCTTTCCAGTTACCCCCTAACGAAGCCCAAGAAAAGAGTTCTCTCACAGCAAATAGAGAACAAGTTATAGAGGCTGGAGTTGTCGGTGAAATGCAAACGCGAAACAGATATGTAAAAATAACAAAACTTTCTTATGAGAGTAATTCTGTCCTATTAGATAAAGTCGTATCGGTTCGCAAAGTCACAGAAATTATCAATGCAAATCTACCCTACCCATTTTCTGCTATAGTAGGTACGAAATTAGATTCTAGGTCTTTTGGCAGTATTCCCAAAAGAGCTTATGACTGCAAACTCAAAAAAGTAAAAATCCCTAGAAATTATTTCCCAACTAATAAAGGCATAGATAAAAGATATTACGATACTGAAGAGGAGTTCGATAATGCTAGCCAAAAAGATAAATTAATTTATAAAGGAGATTGGGATGGCTCATTCCATGAAACTCTACAATGGACAGATAACCCTGCATGGATATTGTATGATCTATTAACTAATGTCAGATATGGTATGGGTTCGCATATCAATATTAATCAAATTAATAAATGGCAACTCTATAAAATAGGTAGATTTTGCGACAATGTAGATAACCAAGGTTATTTCTTAGGGGTCACAGATGGTAGAGGAGGGAAAGAACCCCGTTTCTCTTGCAATATAGTCTTTGATCAAGGAGAAAAAATATTTGACGCTATAAACACTAT